ATACTCCGCGGCCCCCAATGCTCATCAATCACTTGGTAAATAAGTTCATCCGCCTCATCTACTCTATTCAACACTCCAGTTTTGTATCTATACAATGCTTCTTCATACGTCGGAAGCCTTGCAGTCGATCCAATATCCTGTAGTGCTAAACGGAGCCGATCAGACAGTTCCTTATACGCTTGTCTCCCTCTTCCAAAGTGACGCATGAGCAAACTTCCCGCATTGCTCGCAACTGCTTCCAAAGGGTCCAACCCCTTAGATATCCATGCCAGGCTAGTGAAATCGCCTGTATCTGTTGGGACTGCAAAATGTGACGCACCATTCACCATTCCACGCGCTGTTCTGGTCTTACACTTCAAAAATTCCAATTCCGTATAGTGTTTATGTGCCTCCTCATTGTCGGACTTGTCCGCTGGGGTATATTCGATACCATGCCTAGCGAACGCATCTCTCACACTAAGAAAGTTATAAACATCAAGCTTTTTATCGGAAACCACATTGATATTGTCATCAGAAAATGTCGATTTTCTAACGTTAGCATCATAGTCACTCATGTCCGTCTCTATCCCCAGGTGTTTGTGAACCCAGGTCCAGGCCAGACGCAAGAGAATATCATTCATGTAGGACCCCATAATTGACGTCAGCGACACACCACTTTTCAACTGCCCACGCTGCAAATAACACTTGTTCCCAACCACAAGCTGACATTCCAATGTCATCATCACCAAATTGTACCGCGCCAAATCCTCCTGCTCACTCGTAGTCCCAAACGTTGCATACCACTCATTTACGAGCTCCACAAAACCCTTTGCTATCTGCTCGCAAAAATACTTCTCAAACTTCTTGTAATCACCATCAAAACCACGATTACCAACTTGACGCAACGTCTGAATCAACGTATCCCAATCGAGGGAGTACGGATCCATACCAACTGACGATGGCAATAACATATGATTCGTGTGAACAAAATCAGTAAATGCTCCAAAGAACATCCGCATTGCGAGAAGATGATGTGCTCCAAAACACTGGATAACCCTAGTCTTAGGATCTTCCGGCGCTGTCTTCACTGCACTCCGCAGCTCATCTTTCAAAAACAAAACCACCTTCTCCATGTAATCTCCCATGTCCTCATCCACCAACTTATCCAAATACTGATTGAAGAACAGTTCAAAATCCATATTCCAAATCTCCCTGTTCCCCGCTTCACCACGAAACAAATGATGCTTTCCATGCGCACCCGGCAAAAAACACCACGGATCCCCCGAACACGTTGCAAACGATAACGGCGCCAAACCCTTGTGCGGTCCTCCTGCTCCTCCAGACAATGCTTCCTGCATAGTTAATTTCCGAATCTTCTCATCCTTCTTCGACACCCGAAAATACGAATCCCGCACAGCTGCTTGCGCTTCCGCATACTCCTCCTGATCATACGGATACGCCTTATACTCATCATCTGCAAAACCACGATCCAACTCTCGATAAATAAGCTCTTCTGCTGTGAAGGGACATGTAGATGACCCTAAATGCGCTGGGCGCTTTGTAACCTCCTTACAAATATCGTGATCGAAGAGCAGTGATTTCACGATCTTAGTGGGCTTCTCCACTGGCGGTGGAGCATAGGACAGACGCCCTGTCTGTTCTAACTTCGTTTTGTATGCTTGTGCTTCACCCCGATCAAACATACCCTGCCACATTGGAAAACCCATCGCAATTTGCCCAGTTCCATATGGCCTCTCCGCCACATGCATCCCAACAATCGTAACCTTCCCGGCAGGCTCACACGCCAAAAGCAATGTACCACAATCTCCATTATCCAACAAATCATACAACAATTGCCCAGGTATGACCATGTTGCTTTCCTTCATCCCTGCCGAGCGATACGTTCCACGCGTATTAACAATATGAAACTGATTAAACAAAATACTCTCTACACCATTTTGATCATCAAATCTCATACCCATCATCACTGGCTTTGTGAGCAACTTCTCTGTGAGGCGGTCAACTGTAAAATACGCTGAAATATCTGGGAAAGATGGTACCGTCGTTTGTTTCAGGCGACCAACTTTTTCAGGCAATTCATAACACGCATAATCCATCTGATACCTCACATCCAAATTGTCCATATGCTCACGCCGCAACAACTTCTCATCAAACTCAAAATCAAACATCACACCATCAGC